AGAATCCCTCTTTTACTTAGAACACCAGATGGGTATGTCCCTGCTTTTGGAACTGAGGTTTTGAAAGCTCTAACAGGAACAAAAACATACATTATAACAACTAACGAAGTAGGTATTCAGGAGATAGCAGTTAGGGGGATCCCTCCAGTTAAAACAGATCTATATGGAAGAAAATGGGTTAGTTGGGTAGATACACCAGAAACCACATTAGAGGAGATGAATGTGCAGGGTAAATATGTTTTTGTAGGAGTTACTGCAGCAGGAGTAATGCCTCAGGTTGCCACACCAGTTGGGTTATTAGAACCACATAAGATCCAAGCAGCATTAGCAGAATCCATTTTAATACAAGACAGCCCTTACATACCAGATTGGTCTATAGCTGTAGAGTTATTAATATTCACTCTTACAGTCCTTGCAGTATGGTTTTTATTATTTTATTTAGGTATTACATGGGGCATAGTATTAGGAGGCGTTGTGTGGCTCTCTACGGCTTTTGGGGGGATATACTTAATAAGGTCTGGTATCTTATTAGACGTGAGCTGGTCGGTAGTTTCCCAGTTTATAGTGGGTTCAATAGCTTTTTATCTAAGGTTTAGAGAACAGTATAAATTACGTCAGCAGATTAAGAAACAGTTTGAACACTATTTAGATCCACGACAAGTTAAAAGATTACAAGACAACCCTGAGTTATTAAAACTAGGTGGAGAGAAAAGATATTGTACATATTTGTTCACTGATGTTAGAGGGTTTACTGCTTTATCAGAAGTGTTACCACCTAAAGAAGTTACTAAAATAATGAATGCAGCTCTCACAATACAAGCAAATGTGGTTAAAGAATATGATGGTATGGTGGATAAGTATATTGGAGACGCTATGATGGCTATCTTTAATGCACCTATAGACTTAGATAAACACGAAGAAGCAGCAGTCAACTGTGCTATAGAAATACAAAATAGAATAAAATTAGCTAAACTTGGTGTAGAGATTGGAGTTGGTGTCAATAGTGGAGAAGCCATTATAGGTAATATGGGCTCTCACGACAGGTTTGATTATACAGCCATTGGAGACGCAGTTAATACTGCTGCAAGATTAGAAAGTGCAACAAAAGAAGTTGGTGAAGATATACTAATTGGCTATAATACTAAAAAAAGTTGTGATTTTGAGTTACAATTATTAGAACCAATAAAGGTTAAAGGAAAAGAAAAACCCTTAGAGATATATACAGTAGAGTATGGCAACAAGGAAAACTAAAATCGAACAACATGAAGAAATTTGTGCGATAAGATACGAACAGATTGAGCAAAGACTTGAATCAGGGTCTCAAAGATTTGTAAGACTTGAGCAAATGATTTGGGGACTGTACGCACTTATAATCACAGTACAGGTTGTGGGGGTATTGTATTCATGATAGGCGGAGTTCTTAGTAAAGTGCTGTTAGGTTTTGTATTGGTATTAAGTGGAGCAGTTTATTTATTGTGGAATGAAAATACAAAACTGTCAAGCTTGAACCAAGCGTTTGAACTAAGAAATCAGGAACAAAAAATAGCAATAGAGTCCTTACAAAATGATTTTGCTTTACAGACAGAAGGACTTCTTACACTACAATCAAGAAATCAGGAAATAGAAGCCGAAATGAACAGATATTTAGATATTTTTAAAAGACATGATCTAAGTAAACTTGCAGCAGCAAAGCCTGGATTAATAGAACCAAGAGCAAATAATGGAACTAAAGATGTATTTGATAGCATTGAAGAAATTAGTCGTAACATTGACGATCTTGATGACGGTCTGCAGTTGCAGCCTGATTCCGAGTAAGAATCAAGTTGAGGTTATAACTAAACCCATAGAAAGGAAGATCGTACAACCGATCATGCCAAGAGAAATAGATTTAAAAGAACCTTATTGGTATGTGGTTAGCGATAAAAACATAGAAGAGTTTTTAACAAGAATAGAAAAAGAACAAGGACAAGTCGTGTTTTTTGCCATGTCTGTACCAGACTATGAACTGATGGCATACAACATGCAGGAATTAAAAAGATACATAAATGAACTTAAAGAGGTTGTTGTTTATTATAGAAAAGTTACTATCATTAGTGACGAGGAGGAGTAATATGAAAATATCGCAAGAAGGATTATCTTTAATTAAAAAATTTGAAGGTTTTGAATCAGAAGCCTATAAATGCCCAGCTAATGTGTGGACTATAGGTTATGGACACACTAAAGGAGTCAAAGAGGGGGATGAGTGGAGCGAAAGCCACGCTTCTCATATGCTTGAAGTAGAACTAGGGGAATACGAGGGGTATATAAATAAACATGTAACTGCTCCATTAAACCAGAATCAGTTTGATTCTCTTGTTTGTTGGGTTTATAATCTTGGACCAACTAATTTAAAAAGCTCGACTCTTTTAGAGGTTTTAAATGAAGGCAAGTATGAACTTGTTCCTAGTGAAATAAAAAGATGGAACAAAGCAAACGGAGAAGTTTTAGCAGGGCTAGAACGAAGAAGAGAAGCAGAAGCATTATTGTTTGAAGGAAAGGAATGGTACGAGGTTTAATATGCCCTTGAGTAAGTTTGTTTTTCAACCTGGAATAAACCGAGAAGGAACAGATTATGATAATGAGGGTGGTTGGTTTGATTCTAACTTAGTTCGTTTTAAAAACGGGAGACCACAGAAAATAGGAGGTTGGGCTAAAGACTCCTTAGAAACATATTTAGGTATAGGAAGAGCCTTACATAGTTGGGTTTCTTTAGGTGGACAAAAATACTTAGGACTCGGAACAACACTCAAATATTATATAAAACAAGGAGATGTCTTTAATGATGTTACCCCTATAAGAGTCACTACTTCAGCAGGTGACGTAACTTTTTCTGCCACTAACGGAGATGCTACGATTACCGTAACCGACTCAAGTCATGGAGCTGTCGTAGATGATTTTGTAACCTTTAGTGGTGCAGCAAGTTTAGGTGGTAACGTAACTAATACAGTATTAAATCAAGAATATCAAATAGCTACTATAGTCAATACGAACAGCTACACTGTAGAAGCAAAAGACACAAGTGGAGCAACCGTCACAGCCAACAGCAGTGATACCGGAAACGGAGGTAGCTCTGTAGTAGGTGCGTATCAAGTTAGTGTAGGGTTAGACGATTATGTCAGTTCTACAGGTTGGGGGTCAGGTACTTGGGGAGCAGGTACTTGGGGCAGTACCACAGACTTATCTTCAACTACTCAGTTACGACTTTGGAGTCACGATCATTTTGGAGAAGATCTAATGATATGTCCAAGATTAGGAGGCATTTATAGGTGGGTAGAAAACAACGGTGTAACTACAAGATGTGTTACTCTTTCAAGCCAGTCTGGTGCAAACTTAGTTCCAACAAAAGGGCTACAAGTAATAACTTCAGAAAAAGATAGACATTTAATAGTGTTAGGAGCAGACCCTATTGAGAACTCTTCTCGTAGTGGTACTATTGACCCTATGTTAATTGCTTTTAGTGATCAAGAAAATGCAATTGATTTTGAACCGAGGTCCACTAACACAGCAGGATCACTTAGGTTATCTTCAGGAAGCACAATCATAGGTGGTGTAAAAGCTAGACAAGAAACTTTAGTTTGGACAGACACAGCTCTATACTCTATGCAGTTTATAGGTCCACCGTTCACATTCGGTATAAACCTAGTCAATGAAAACACAGGACTAATGGCTCCTAAAGCAGCAGTTACTGCACCTAGTGGTGTGTATTGGATGGGTTATGATAATTTTTATGTTTACACAGGCTCTGTTAAAAAACTGCCATGTAGTGTATTAAGTTATGTGTTTGATAATTTTAATTCAAGTCAAGCATACAAAGTACATGCTTTTACAAACACTCAATTTGATGAGATTGGTTGGTTTTATCCATCAGCAAGTTCTAGTGAAATAGACAGGTATGTTGTTTATAATTACGCAGAAAATGTTTGGTCTTATGGTCAGTTGACTAGATATGCTTGGTTAGATGCAGGTGTAGAATCGTACCCAAGAGCCACAAACAGTACATATTTATATGAACATGAAACAGGGTATGACGCAGACGGTAGCCCTATGACCAATGTTTATATAGAGTCTTCAGACTTTGATATAGGAGATGGAGAACAGTTTGCGTTTATTAATAGAATAATACCAGATATAAGATTTTTAAACAACTCTAGTGGAGGACAAGTTAATTTTGTATTAAAGACACGTAACTTCCCAGGAGACAGTTTAGCTACAAACAGTACTTCAGCTATAACAGGTTCCACTCAACAAGCTCATATAAGAGCACGTGCACGTCAGGCTGTAGTAAGAATAGAATCTGATGACGATAACGTAGGAGCAAACACAGCTACAGGTTGGAGGCTCGGAGCTACACGTATGGACATAAAGCCAGATGGTAGAAGATGAGCAAACTACTCCCTACAAGGCTTCCTTTAGAAATAGAAGACAAAGTTTCTTCAGAAACGTATAACCGTTTAATAAGGATTTTAGAACTTAATTTAGGTGAGTTTGATCCAGAAAATATACGTCAGATTAATGATTCAGATAAAAATATAGCTAATTTTAATCCAGGTAGTATAGTGTGGAACACAAATAATGAATCTTTAGAGGTTTGGTCTGGGAGTGAGTGGATAGCTCTTTCTACACCTCAAAACGACCATGGACTATCAGCTGCAGGTGAAGTTGGTAAGCTCACAGTAAAAATAGCAGGAGCAACTACAATTACATTATGATGTTAAAAGGATATACAACTTTAAATATATCGTTTATACTTCATATATTAAGGTTATAAAGACATGAGTGTACAAGGCATAGAAAGTTTACAAGAAATAACTAATGCTCGTGACACATTATCCGTTCATGGACGCTACGGTGATACAACCATAGGTCACTTAACTCCAGGAGAGATGGTTCTTCCTAGACCATTAGCTGATGACCCTGTATTAAAAAGACAATTATTTGAAGCCTTTGAAAGACACGAAATCAATCCATATCAATATCAAGTAGGGCATTATGAAAACTCAATCAATCCACTCACAGGAGTACCTGAATTTGGTTTCTTTAAAAAGATAGGAAAGTTCCTTAAAAAAGCAGCACCAACTATCGGTAAAATAGTAGGTTTTGTTTACGGTGGACCAGCAGGTGCAGCAATTGGTGGTGGTCTAGGTGGAGCTGTCAAAGAAGGAAACCTAAAGGCAGCAGCAAAACACGCAGCACAAGGGTACGTCTTAGGAAGCGTAGCTGTAGGTGTAGGTATGAAACCTGGAGGCGGAATAGGTTCTCTATGGGGAAAAGGAAATCCAGTAGTCACACCAACTGGTACTTCAACGTCTGTGTGGGGTTGGAGTCCACAGACATCAGCTGGTGGTGGTATAGGAGACTTTTTCCAAAATGTAGGAGCACGTGGTGCTTCTGCTCTTGGGGCAGGTTCAATACCAGGTAGTAGTAAAGCAATGAATTTGTTTGGTAAAGGAGGAGCATGGGATAGTATGAGTGCTATGCAAAAAGTTGGTACAGGTTTATTAGGAGCAACAGCTTTAGGTGGGTTAGAAGGAGGAGAAGATACTTCGGAAATGCCTGCACCAAGTGGAGAATTAGGTGGTTATTTACAAAGAGGGCTCACTCCAGCAACTCTACCAACACAATACGGAACAGAAGGAGTACCAGTATTTGCTCCTCAAGGAGCTGGTACATTTGCAGCAGGAAGTGAAAGTGGAGTAGGTTCTTTAGATCCAGCTACACAAGCCTATGTGGATTCAATGATGAAAGATGAAGAGTATAGTAACTTAATGTTCCCTGAGTTTCAAAGAGTAAATGTGGCTGGTGGTGGAGCAATATACGATTTTAGAGGTGGAGGTAATGTTATGGATGAAAATGGTCGTGGAGACGTGGACACAGTTGATGCTAAACTAGCAGATGGAGAATTTGTACTAACTAAACAATCAGTAACAGGTATAGGTGGAGGAGATCATGGTGAGGGTATTGAAAAACTATACGCCATGATGAATCATAATGAAAACAAAGCAAAACAAATGGGAATAGGTAGGGCATAATGGCAACAGAAAGTAGTTACACAAGAATAGAACAATTACCACCAAATATGCTGGCACAGCTTTTCTCTGGTGTTCAAGGACAAAATATTCCTGGCATTATGCCTTTATTAAACCAAGAACTTGTCAACAGAATGATGGGTTTTGGCGTAGAAGGAGCAAATCCCTACACTTACTCAGGTCAGCGTATAGCAGGATTTTCACCAGCTGAACAAGAAGCCTTTCGTATGACAGCACAAGGTATGGGTTCTTACCTGCCTTTCTTCCAAGACGCTGAAAGAATGACTAAAGGTGGTTTAGATATTTCTGCTGATGCTTATAGAGACGCAGCAGGAAGGATAAATCAAGCCGTACAAGCAGGAGAAATGAGCACCCAGGAAGCTCAACAACTTTTAAGCAGAGTCCCAGGTATAGCTCAATCTTACACAGATCAAGGTTTTGCACAACTAGGTGGCGCAGGTGATGAACTTACAGGTGCAAGACTAGCAAGTGAACGAGGTATAGGTGCGTTTGACCCTGCAAGTATTTCACAATTTTATGACCCTTATGAAGATCAAGTAGTTGGTCAGGTAATGGAAGATGTCAGGGAAGGATTGGCTCAAGGAGACATATCTAGAAGAGCACAAGCTATAGGTTCAGGT